TATGGAGTATCTAGAATACAATGTGTTTGGCGCATACGTAGGAGAAAAAACCCCTAAATACATGAGGTTTGTCAAAGAAGAAGTTCACGACGATTGAAGCTGCTAAACGCTTGATGACAAGCATGGAGGCCGCAATCGACAACATGATTGATGAAATCAAAAAGCCCGTTGATCCTGAGATCAATGGCAGCGCACGGAAGGCAGAGCTGCAGTCGATCAAGCAGACCGCCACAGATTGCAAAGAATTAATTGTAGAAAGACAGAGACTAGAGCAAATGATCAAAGACCTTACGAACAATGGATCAATCGAAGAAGTCAAAGACTACAGCGGAGGTTTCGCTGAAAAGTTCTCTAAATGATTGGCAGGCAATAGTTTGGCAGAAAAACAAAGTAGACTACAAGTTTTGGGAGGAGTCTTGGAATGAAGAGTTCGAGGACTGATGCCCCACAAAGATCCAGAAAAGAGACGGGCATATCAAAGGGAGTATCACAGAAGGTACTACCTGGATCATGCTGAAGCTTACAAGAAAAAAGCTGCAAGGCACAATAGATCTCAGAGGCGTTGGGCACGAGCTTATGTAGCGAGGGTCAAGGCCATGTCATCTTGCGTCGATTGTGGTGAAAGCAACCCTATAGTGCTTGACTTTGATCATGTGCACGGAGACAAGTCTCACAATATCTCAGACATGGTAAATGGGTCTTACGCTATATCGTCTATTAAAAAGGAGATCAGAAAGTGTGAGATAAGATGCTCTAACTGTCACAGAAAAAAAACACACGAACGAAGAAATAAATAACTGCGAGTATCTCCTCAAGCTTATACCTTGTTGAAAGAGTAATTGGTTACATGTGGGTTCAAGCCCCACCTCGCAGACCTTAATATTAAAAACCACCATGTACACTAGTATCACAGTATGGATAATGGACTTTATGTTGTTATTGGCTTGCTATGGATCAGATTTGCCGTCCAACAGCTCGTGCCATCGTATGGATTACAATGAAGATGGCGCCATAAATCTTAGCGATCTTATGGAGCATCTTGCCAATAAACCTCAATAAATTTATCTTTAAACAACAAACGCCCCTGTAGCTCAACAGGATAGAGCAACGCACTTCTAATGCGTAGGTTTCAGGTTCGAGTCCTGACTGGGGTACGAAATTAAATACAATGGCAAAACAACTAACTCCCATTTACGAAAAGCGTCGCGTCAAAAGAAAGGGTGTGCACGCAAAGACAAAACAGTCTAAGAACAAGAACTCTAAAAACTACAAGAAGCGTTATGCCTCTCAGGGACGATGAGCGTTCTAGTAGATATAGAAGAGTACGATGAGCCAGGCATCAAGATTTGTCCCAACGGTACGCAAGGTAAAAGTCTTGAACTTGGTGGGCTGGTCATTGTTCTTCCCGCTCAGCCGCCCAAAAAAGAAATTGCAGGACATGGAAGCGCAAAGCGCTTGCAGATGTGGCAGAGGAACGATATGCCTCAGGAACTGTCTAGGGTTCGCTCTATGGATGAGTGGCTCGAAATGCCAAGGGAGTTTAGACAAAAGTTTTCTCCGTATATCGAGGAGGAGTTTAGACGTAGGCGTGAGGGCTTTTGGTTCTATAACAACGGTGTCCCTACGTATATTACGGGTAGGCACTACATGATGCTGCAGTGGACTAGGATGGATATAGGCTATCCTAGCTTCTTAAACTTCCAAAGAGAAATCTTCTTACATTTAGCTGCGTGTGAGGCGGACCCTAGGTGTATAGGTCAGCTGTATACTAAGTGCAGGCGGAGCGGATATACGAATATCTGCTCTGCCGTGCTGCTTGATGAAGCCACACAGGTCAAAGACAAGCTTCTTGGGATCCAATCAAAGACTGGTAAGGATGCCCAAGAGAATATATTCATGAAGAAGGTTGTGCAGATGTTTAGGCATTACCCCTTCTTTTTTAAACCCATTCAGGATGGTACCACAAACCCACGCATGGAGCTGGCTTTTCGCGAGCCCTCTAAGAGAATCACGAAGAACAATAAGACTGCGCAGAAGGGCGAGGCTCTTAATACGGTAATCAACTGGAAGAACACTACCAACAACGCATACGATGGTGAGAAGCTTCACCTGCTGTATTTAGACGAGGCAGGTAAATGGGAAAAGCCCACGGACATTCGTGATGCCTGGAGGATTCAGCGCACATGCCTTATCGTAGGTAGGAAGATTGTAGGCAAGGCCCTGGTAGGAAGCACCGTCAACCCTATGAACAAGGGGGGTAAGGAGTACAAAGATCTATGGGCAGACTCAGATCCCCTTGAAAGAAATGCAAATGGTCGCACTAGATCTGGACTGTACAGGTTGTTTATTCCTGCATACGAATCGCTTGAGGGGTTTTTTGATCTTTATGGGAACCCAGTAATCTCTCAGCCAGATTCAGCGATAGAAGGCGTGGATGGAGATATGATCTATCAAGGTGCAAAGGTCTATCTCAAAAACGAAAGGGATAGCCTTAAGCACGATGCATCTGAGTTGAATGAGGTTGTTCGTCAGTTTCCGTTTAGTGAAGATGAAGCATTTAGGGATAGCATTGATGGCAGCGTCTTTAACGTGGGTAAGATTTACGAACAGATGGACCACAATGAGGAGCTGTACCCAGACCCCGTGGTGACGGGAAACTTTATATGGAAGGATGGGGTGCAGGACACAGAGGTAATGTTCTCTCCTGACCCTAGAGGTAAATTTAATGTTTCATGGTTGCCACCTAAAGAGCTGAGAAACAAAAAGTTATATGAAGGCGGAAAACTTATTGCACCCAATGCAGAGCTGGGGGTAGGCGGGGTTGACTCCTACGATCTCGACGCCACCGTCGATGGACGGGGATCGAAAGGAGCGCTTCATCTGTACAACAAGTTTCACATGGAGTATCCATCAAACATGTTTGTGGTAGAGTATGCGTCCCGTCCGCCTTTGGCTAAAATATTTTATGAAGATGTTTTGATGGCCGCTTTTTATTTTGGCTACCCCCTGTTAATTGAAAACAATAAGTACGGCATCGCAAGATACTTTGAATCAAGAGGTTACGATGGCTACTTAATGGCCAGGCCAAAACATCTTTCAGCCCCCAACGCCAAGGTGAATGTCAAAACAAAAGGCATCCCATCAAACTCACAGGAGGTCATTCAGGCTCACGCCCAATCAATAGAAGCGTATATACACAACTATGTTGGTTACAACCCAGAAACAGGGGAGGCTGGTAAAATGTATTTTAACGAAACGCTTGAAGATTGGATTGGATTTAAAATTGACAACAGAACTAAGTTTGATTTGACCATCAGTTCTGGTCTTTGTTTGTTGGCTGCCCAAAAAGTCAATCAAAAAAAGAAGTCTGACCCTGATTTAGAGAGAAAATTTTTCAGGCGATACAAGCCCATTCAGTCAGAATACTGACTTTCTTATATTTGCATAAATGACTAAGCTTGCATAATGTATAGCAAAAATAAAAACAGCGCTAATTTTCCTGACCCACTTGTTGGCCAAGACATAAAGGCGTCTAAAGAATACGGGCTTAAATATGCAAAAGCTGTTGAAAGTCAGTGGGGGGATTTTGCAAATACAGAGTCGCTTTACAGAAAGAGAAATAAAATATTTGAAAAAAATAGAGAGTATGCAAATGGAACTCAAGACACTTCCATTTACAAGCAGCTTCTCAACTCCCTTGACCCTAACAACGGGGATGGGTCTCTTGTAAACCTCGACTATACTCCTGTCCCTATCCTTCCTAAGTTTGCTAAGATTGTTGCAAACAAGATTCTTTCTCGCAACCCATATCCAAATCTTGAGGCAATAGATCCCATATCTTCCTCAGAAAAGAATAATGAGAAGAGTAGAATCAGAAATCAAGTTTTGCTCAAGGATAAGTTGTTGCAACTCAAGGAAGTAACAGGAGGGCTTGTCCTTGATGAAGATCCAGAAAAACTTCCAGACACCTTAGAAGAAGCTGAAATCTTAATCGACACAAACATTAAGACTGATGCTGAAGTAGCTGCACAGGTGGCTACAAACCTTACTCTTAATTGGAATGACTTTAACGACAGCACATATAGACGGTCAGTAAATGATTTGACCTCTTTGGGTATATCCGTTGTCAAAAGAAGCAATGATCCTAACTACGGAATCAAAGTTGATTACGTAGATCCCCTTGATTTCATCCACAGCTACACTGAGGACCCTGGCATGAATGATTTGATGTATGCGGGTCACATCAAAAGAATATCTATTGCTGAACTCAAGCGCCTTGCAGGAGATCAATTTACAGAAGAGGACTACGAAGAGATTGCCAAGAAATCTACGAGATACTCTGCTGGATCAAGCAACAAAGGGTACTTTGATTCTTACATGAATAAGATGAAGTACGAGTACGACGACTACATGGTTGAGGTGCTTGACTTTGAGTTTATGTCTGTAGACTGTGTTTTTTACGAAGAAAAAGAAAACCGTCACGGCAACACAGGTTTCTTTCATCAGGGCTTTACTTATAAGGAAAGAGCTGGAAGTGTGTTTGAAAGAAAGCCACACAAGATGGAGATTGCTACTGTTTATGGAGGTAGCTATATCACAGGAACTAAAATGCTGTTTGACTACGGCATGAAAACAAACGTACCTAGAAATGTGCATGACATTTCAAAGTGCAATCTTTCATATTCTGCTGTTTGCACAAACATCAGACGTATGATTCCTAAGTCTATGGTTAACAGCTGCATTGGGTTTGCTGATATGCTTCAGCTTACACATCTCAAGATCCAGCAGGCCATAGCTAAAGCCAAGCCAGACGGATTAATTATTGACGTTGAAGGACTGGAGAATGTCCAGCTTGGAAACGCGGGAGAGCTTCAACCACTAGATCTGCATGATATCTACGAGCAGACGGGTGTCTTCTACTACAGGAGTAAAAATCCAGAGGGTGGTTTCCAAAATCCACCAGTTCGCGAGATTGGTAACAGCATACGAAATATTAATGAGCTTATTGGTTTGTATAACCACTACTTGCGAATGATTCGAGATACCACTGGTATCAATGAAATGATGGATGCATCGACTCCCAAAGGAGACACCTTGGTTGGAGTTCAGCAAAATGCTATCGCTGCTGGCAACAACGCCATCTACGACATCACCAATGCTGCAATGATTCTTTACAAGAAGACCTGCCACGACATTGTCAAGTGTTTGCAGATTCTTCCTATGGAGTCTGTTATATTCAAGACCTATGAAAATGCCATAGGCAAAACAAACATGAGTGTTCTTTCTTCTTTTGGAGACCTTCCCATGTACAATTTTGGAGTCACCGTTGTAAAAGAGATGGAGGATCAGGATAAGATTTATCTTGAGCAAAGCATCCAGCAGTCATTGGCTCAAAAAGAAATAGACCTTGAAGATGCGATTGCTATTAGAACTGTTAAAGACATCAATCAAGCAGAGCGTCTTCTGGTTCTTAGAAGAAAGAAACGCATTGAAAGAGCTCGAAAACAAGCAGCTGAAAATGCGCAGATGCAGGCTCAACAAGCGCAGGCAGCAGCGCAAGCAGCTTCTCAGGGACGGATGCAAGAGATGCAGCTAGAGGCTCAAATGAAAGCTCAAGAGATGCAGCTCAAGAATCAGCTTGAGGCTCAGCTAGAGCAAGTCAAGCATCAGTTCCGCAGAGAAATTGAAATAATCAGAGCCCAGGCAACCCTTGGCTTTAAAACTGATGATCAAGAATTTAAAGAAAAGATTGAAGTGCTAAAGGAGGATCGAAAAGACAGAAGGGTTCAAAAGCAAGCAGTTGAACAGAGCAAGCTTATATCTCAGCGAAGAGGTCAGAGGCCAGAGCTTCAAGAGCAACCAGAAC